AACTCTTTAGCCATTGTCCTGCTGCCCACCTGTATTGTATGCCGGTTGTAATATTAGTTACATATTGAATATTACTTAAATTGCTACTATCAAACACAACATTCCAGCGTGTACCATCATACTCAACAATGTCATTTGCCTGTGCAACAAGTGGTGTTCCCACTGGCTCATCGGTTCCTCTCCATGCCTCGGCGTTCCCATCATTATTTGTGCCAGTTGCTTCGATGAACAAATACCTTTGTCCTGTAGCGGCTGCGGGTAATCCCGCTCCTGGTCCTTTACGCAATGGATCTACGATTGCATTTATTGCACTTAATGTGTTTGTTGGAATTGTATCTTCGTCTACTGTAAACAACAAAAATCTATCATCACTTGGATGATACGCAACTGTCCCAACAATAATAGAATCATCATATGGATTATCTAAACGCACTTGACTTATACCATCTCGTAAACTTCCATATAAATCAATTACTGTATGCCATGTAAGTGCTGTTTCTGGCTGAGTAGGTACGTCTATACCACTTGCACCCGGCACAACTGTTTGTTGCTCCATTACCTGTAACTGATTACCTAGCAAGAGTGTTTTATAGTTATATGGAGTAAATTTTTGTCTAGTGCCAAGAAGTAGATCATTGTCGAAAATAGCATTACTTAGGTCACCGTTTCCGTCGAATACACTTGCAATAATTTTTTGTATAACGCCAAGTTTCTTTACTTTTGCCGGCGGCGATATCCAAATTGGCATGCTAAATTGAAGTGTAGCAACATCAATTGGATCTTCTGTTCCTACTGGTATACTTCTACTACTCCATCTAGTGCTGTCAAGATACAATACACTTAAACTTGTCCAGTCAATAAAGTTATCTGTACTTTGTATTTCGAGTCCTGGGTTGAATAGTACTAGTATTTGTTCTAAAATTTGTAGTTTTTGATTTGTGTTACTAGTCCAAATGTCTAATTGTACTTCAAGTTGAAACGGAACAGGCATCAATCTTTCAACTGTGAATGCACTGCCTTGAGTTTGTTCATAGGTTTGTGTGATTGGATCCCAGGTTCTTTGGCGTAGATTCATTTTCTCTGTAAATGTAGGATCTTGAATTCTTGGACGATCATAGGTTAAATTTGTTACATGAAAAGTCATCAAAGGTGTAGTCGGCAAACTATTTGCACTGTTTTGCTGTATTATAGTTTGTGCTTGCCTTGTAGCATCTCCATAACGAACTGGCACTCTATAAAGGGTTTTAGCACCTTCTTCATCTTTACCGTATTCAACTTCAAAGTTAGAAAATATTCTGGTAAATTGCAGTAAAAATCTTCGTATTTGTTCGTCGTAAAAAAATTGTACAGCCATTAATTATCCGCCTGTGGTTTAAGAATATCGCTGAGCCCTTGACGTTGTGGAATATCACCTCTATCTTCGGTTGGAGTAGTGTTGGTGTTATTAACAAAATCACCAAGCAGTGTGTTGTTATCTGCACCTGGAGTAAGATCAACACGCACATCATCAATGACTTTCACCCATCTTGCACCATCATATCTGAACAAACGATTTGGATAGTAATCTAAACGCAGTGCAAAGTCTCCTAATTCTGGACCAGTTGGAAAAGCGATACCAGGTGTTACTGGTTTTCCATTTGGTGCAGTGCCGTCGCCAACTAGATAACCTAGTGCCCATCCAAATCCTTGCGGTGTAACTGGCTGTGCATCAGCATCTATACTAATATCATCTACACTGATATCTGTTTGACTTACAGTATAACTGTTTGGATCAGCCGGCGATCCGTCAGCATTTGTTCCTACAATATAGAATCGATCAACGTCGTAACCACTTGCTGGAACTTCATATTCTGCCTGTGTTACAATAGCATCATTGAGTTCTCTGTCTTTAACAACTGTACCAAAAGTTGCAAGTTCACTAAGAGGAGTATAAACACTCCAATAGGTTGTGTTGGTTATTTCTGTGCCGACAGGAACATTTGTAATTGCTTGATAATAAGTTGCACCATCAAGAACAATACTTCCAGTAGGATAATAGTTGCCTGGATCCCATATATTATCTGTAGCAAATGGCTTATTAAGAATGTCATTATATTCTTGCGCACCTACCAATGGTGTTGCTTTTACACGCCATAGGTGTGGTAGCCATGTTTGGCTAAATCCTTCACTACCAAACGCACCTTCCTGGATAACGTAATATTTTGGAATAGCTTTAGGTATATCGCTGTCAAGTGGATGAAAATCTCTAAGGTTAGGTAGTTCAAGCACATCACCGCTCATGAGTTTACGACCAATAGTGTCGATCATTGCGTTGTAATGAAACGTAATAAAAAGGGTGTCATTGTTTAAAAACAAACCAAATTGTGTTAAATCAAAATCAATGTCCTGTTGATTATACACGCCACGCATCTGGTAAATGTCTTGGCTGTATGCTCTGTCACGGTTTTCTAGTAGGAATAAATCTTCAATAAAAAGTGGATTTTCACTGCTGTAACTGGGCTGAGTTGCATCTTGTGTACCGCCACTCGCACTTGAACTGTCGTCACCCGACGGTTTTGGTCCAAGATATTTGTGAACATACATGTCTACACCGCCGACTTGATACATTTCAGCAATGGTTCTATCTAAAAATTTGTAATCGTTACGCCTTTGGGGGCTGTACAGTGACAAACGCGGCATCAGCTAATCCTTTAGCTGTATTTACCGCGTTGTCTACCTATGCGTAAATGCTTTTGCGTACCCTGCGTACTAGCAGTACAAATCCAATACCTGCACACGCTGTTGCAAGCAAGAATGCAGGTTGCGGAACATTGTGGAAGAATCTAAATGCTACAAGTAGCACAAACTGAAACCAGCACAGCATCATAACTGCGTCTAAGAATGCTTCTTTCATACTCGCACCATCTTCAGAACCGTGTCTGGACGACGACGGTTCTGATACTCGTATGCTTCTTGCTTGTCGACGGTATTGAATACAACATTACCGTCTTTATCAACCAACCAAAAACGGATCATGCCGCTACCTCCAAGTCATCATATGCTTCAACAAACTCCTCTTCAGGAGCAGTATCATTAAGCTCACGTAACCGAGGCTCAATATACTTCTGCATGCTGTAAGGCAGACGCAGTAGGAAACAAACGTACCCAGCGTCATACTCGCCACGGAATTCGTCCAGCATGTAACGAACTGCGCTATCGCGGTCACAACCGCAAATATCACGCACACGACGGATATTTGCACGGAACTCAATGATAGCCTCAGCATCACAGCGACGTTCATGAGCTTCTTGCTCGATAGCAGCCTCATCGAGACGGACCGCCTCTGCTTCAAGCTCCGCATAGCTCATTGAGTCAAAGTCGTAAAAACGACCCTTAACGCCATAAGCATCCTTGTGACGATAATAAATGTAGTCACAAAGTTCTTCGCGAGTTGGGATAATTGCTTTAGTGTTTGACATAACGTTCTAGCTCCGTTTTGTTAACCTATACATATATAATAGCACAACTAGCCTATAGGTCAACCGTTTTCTGTGTTTTGGTTAGAAAAATTTTAGGTTGACCTAAACACAAAACTACATTACTATGTACGAGTTGAATGACAGGAGTAGATACATGGCGGTAAAAAAGGCGACACGCAAACCCAAAGGCGCACAACTAGATCCCAGTTTTGAAGGCGCACTAGACATGAGCGGAGCAGAGTTTCATAGTTTCCGAAATATGGCTGTGCGTTATTATTACGAAACTTACAAGATCTCAGACTTGATCAAAGATCTGTATCTTTGGATGAAAGACATTGGTTACAAAGCAGATCAGATCCGCGATATTAAAACTGTTGGCGCTGACGGATTGAGTGCTAGTGTAATCTATGCTGTGTGTTTGCGCAAAGGCATGCCTGATCTACACCCAGAACACAACGAATACTGGAATAGTTTAGAAGGTACAGTTGGTGATCTTCGCCCTGTCAGTGTAAGCATCAAAGAAAATATTGATAAAGTGTTGAGCAAGGTGCGTCCTGCTGTTAACGAAAATGCAACCGTTGAAGATAAAAAGCCACAACGCAGTGTGCAAGATTATATGCGTGACAAAGCCGCAACCATTGGCGGGTATGTCGAACAAGTTATTGACGATTTTGTAGAGGGTGAATACAAAAATCCTGAAAAGTTTAGTGTAATGGAACAACTTCGCATTCACGAAGCACCTGCACAAGCTATCGATATCATTCGCAATCCATTGCAGTTTATGTTAGAAGAAATGCAGGAAGTGCAAGAGGGCAAGTGTGATCAATTAAAAGAAGGATACGGTCATCTTGGTAAAATTCAAGTGCGTAACTTTATCAAGTTCTTAGAGCAGAGTGTAGCAGACTGCGACAACTATATACAGCTAAAGAAAGCAACACGCAAGCCAAGAGCAATCAAGAAGAAAACACCTGCACAGTTGGTTAAAACATTCAAATATTGCAAAGAATTTGCGGAGCTAAACCTTAAAAGCGAAAGCCCAACAAAACTTGTTGATGCCAGTGAAGCATGGTTGTACAATACCAAGACTCGTAAACTGATTCATGTTGTAGCAGATGAATACTCTAAGGTGTTTACTGTAAAAGGAAGTAGTATTGTTGGTCTTGACACTGCTAAAACTGTAATGAAAACATTGCGCAAGCCAGCAGAACAACTAAAACAGATTACAGGAGTAGGCAAGCCCGCGGCTCGAAAGAACTTCAATGACATCAAGGCTATGGACATCAAATTCAACGGTCGTGGCAACGAACATATCATCATCTTAAAGGCACATTAAAATAAATACAAGAGCGGAAAGGACGCTCTTGTAACATGGCAAATACCAGCGATATAACACTAGACACACTTAAAGGCAATGTCATTGACTATGTGAAATTGCAACTTGGTGATGGCATCATCGATATTGAACTTGATGCTGAACACTTTGAGGCGGCGTATGATAAAACACTTGGCACATACCGGCAACGGGCAACCAATGCCTATGAAGAAAGTTATAACTTTTTAGAACTTGAAGAAGACGTAAACGTTTACACACTTCCGCAAGAAGTACAAAGTGTTAGACAGGTCTTCCGTCGAACTATTGGTAACATGAATGGACCATTTAGTACAAGTTTTGATCCATTTAGCAGTGCTACGCTGAATACATATCTACTTAACTATAACCAAGCAGGTGGACTAGCAACATACGACTTTTACACACAGTACGTTGAGCTAGCAGCAAGGATGTTTGGTGGTTTTGTAAATTACACATTCAATCCTGTTACTAAACAACTACAACTTATACGTGATCCACGTGGCACCGGCGAAACTATTCTTATTTGGGCATATAATTTACGTCCTGAAATTCAACTCTTAAGCGACTACAGTGTTTCGCAGTGGTTTAAGGATTACATGGTAGGTGCTAGTAAATCAATCATTGGTGAAGCACGAGAAAAATTTGCTACTATTGCTGGTCCACAAGGTGGCACTGCACTCAATGG